TGGCGCGGTAGATGGCGGCGGCTTCCGCGTAGGCGATATGGCGCACCTCGCCGTGCGGTTTTCCCTTCTGGTCACACCAGTCGTTGTAGGTGTCCTGGGTAATGCCGTACATCGTCTTGCCGCCGGGGTCGGCGTCACGGCTGCGGTTGCTCCAGCCGCCTTCATGACTGGCGAGCAGGCGCAACGCGGTTTGAAAATCAGCGTTCATCATTGCCCTCCGCCAGCTCAATGCGCTGATTCAGCACATCGAGATAAGCGCGCATATGCGGTAGCTGTGCCACCAACAGGGCATGATGTGCCTCGCCACTTTGGCAGATTTTCCCCGATTCAAGGAAAGCAGCGAGCTTGTCCACCTTCGCGGCGAGTTCATCGCGCTCAATGCGCAGACGGTCAAGCCAGTCGTCAGCGGGCGCGGTCGCCTTGACGTGATAGCCCTCCAACTGCCACAGTTTTTCAAAAGCATTCTCGTAGGCGATTTGCTCCCCGATAGCCGCATCAAACCCGGCAGGGTCAAGGCAGGCGGATTCACCCGTCACCACAAACCCGCTGCGCAACGTCAGCGCGCAAATCGTAACGGTCGTGCCGTCCAAACGGTGATAGCCCACGTCGGCGATGAGATCTTCGAGATGTTCTTTGGTCAGTTTCATGACGGTCATAGTTGCCTCCGGGCAATAAAAAAGCCCGCATGAGCGGGCGGGGAACACTTCAGCGTGGCCGCAAAAATGTCCGGTGTTTTCTAAATCTAATCAGCAGATTGCATGATATTTCGCAAAAAATATGGCCGCTTTTTTGGCCACAACCCGCACAAACAAAAAGCCCGCACGGGGCGGGCTAATATTCTTTGGGTTGTTTACGCAACAACCCTACTGTGCCTGAAAGGGTACACTTCTTGCGCGGACACGTCAATAGCCCGCCTTTAGCAGCGTTCCCCACGGTTTGCCGTAGTCGCAACTGTCGGTTACATACTCGCGATAATAGCGCCCGACCAGCCCGTCATGCACCACGATTTCAAAGCGGGTGTTTCTGCGGATGTCGATGGGAAGCATGACGATATAATCCGGGATTTCCGGCTCTTGGGGTTCAGGCGGCGGCAACAACTCGCCCTCTATCGCAATGCGGCTCATCAGGGAAAGGATTTCAGCGTAGTGTTCCGGCGGCACGTCCTTGTAGCTCACGCCAAACTTGCTTTTCACCGCCGACCACAAGGTAATCGCCAGTCTGGCTTGCTGGTCTTTCGGTGCGGCCTTGACCAGCTCACGGTGCAGCGCCTTGATGGTCTCGACTTGTTCGAGGGTGAGACCGCCGGGAGAGGTCTTGCGGGTTTTGGGGGCGCGGTAGCCGCCGGTCTTGCGGATGGTGGGGAGGACTTCTTCCATTACCCACGCTTCAAAGGCTTCCGCTTCCGGTTTGCGTGATTTGATGATGAGGCGGTACAGGTTCGGCTCGTTGATGTACGCCATTTCTTGATTGCCTCCATCGGTAGGGGTGTAACGATTCGTTACACCCCCTGCCTTGCAGTGGTCGGCAATGGCTTTGCGGGAATTTTGATAGCCGAGGACATCGCACACGTCTTTGGCGTTGAACAGCAGTTCGCCGTTTTCTACCAGCGTGCGGACGGAATGGGATTGGAAAGAGAGGATTGCAGGCGCAATTTGTTTTTGCGTAGTCATGGTTTCACCTTTGTATTTCAGTTTATGGTCGCCGCGAAATGGGCGGCGGGTCTCAACTACCGTACAAAGTCGGCGGCGCTTATTCCCCGAAGGTATTGTATTCGGCGCTCTAAACCCGCCATAAACTGGGTGAAATCCTGTAGCCATGCGAAACGAACGATGGAGCACGGACACAAAAAAACCGCAATGTTGTCGGATGCGGGAGCCGCTTTGTATAAGTAGTGAAGCCACTATACAAAAAAGCCCCGGCGGGTGCAAGGGTCTTGAAAAATCCTAGACTGCCCCCAATAAGGAAACGCCGCAATGTCGCGGTGTTATAGGAGACTTTATGTCTGACAAACTGAAACCCGGCCAAAATACCGGGAAAGACGGCGGAATCTATCGGGAAGTCGGCCCACGTGGCGGCAAGACCGATAACTACACCACAGTCAAGGATAACCAAAAATTGCCCCCTACGCAAAAACCGGGCAATCATTGGGAACCTGAGCATATAACGCCTGACAGCAAACGCTGAAAAACAGAAGCCGGGTCATCCCGGCTTCCTCATTTTGAGGGTTGCAAATTCTACGACGGCATCGAGCAAATGGCAAAAAGTTTCATTGGCCTCGCCGGGTGCGACCTTCACCCCCGCCTGCGCGCAGATATCAAATACCAAGTGCGCGGCCTCATGCGCCGCCGTGGCAGGCGCACCGTCAAACACGCCGAGCAGGTAAATATCTGGCACGCCCTGCCCGCGAAAGGTGTTGGCCGCGCCACGCCTTTCCAACATACTCGCTGTGCTACCCAAGGCACGGTGCGCAGAAATCCACTCCTCGCGCGTTTGGCAGAGGAAGATAGTCCCCGGCGAGAAAAGCGGCACCGCCATTTTGGGTAGTTTGGGGAACCTGCCAGGCAGCTTCATACCGATAACCTCCCCTGCAAAAAGGCATAGCCGCGCTGGCGGATTTCATGCACGCGCTTGCGCGTACCCAAACCACAACGCCGCCCGATTTCATCATCGGCCATCCTGAAGAAAAACCGTGCCTCAATCGCCCGATGCGACTGCGGCTGATGCTGCTTCAGCGCCAGCAGCGCATCGCCCACAACTCGCGCCTCGTCGTCGCTAATCGGAGGCAAGGCGTCCTCGTCAATCTCGTCGGGGATAGCGCGCGCATAGATGGACTGCCCCGGGAAATTGAGCGGGCGCAGCGGATTGCCCGCCCATTGCGCGTACTGCGCCAGTTTCATTTCAACATCGGCGAACGTCATTGCCAGCTCTCAAACTCAATCCGCCCGGTCGCGCCCTGCTTGCGCAATGCCTGCATCCGCGCCAGCTCCTGGCGGTAGTGGGCGGCGATTTCCGCCTCTTCCGCTTTCGGCACCTTGACCCGCCGCGCCATCTTTTCGCGCAGAATGGCAATTGCGCCGTCGCCGAGCTTGCCGCGCAACCACGCCCCCGAATCGACTGGGTTGCCGCCATACCACGCATGGCAGCCGTAGCACAGCGCCATCGCGTTATCGCCGCACCAGCGGATGCAGCGGTTACTGCGCGAAAAATGGTGCGAACAATGCAGCCCCATGCTGCTGCGGTCATACACCTTGCCGCAGCGCTCGCAAACATAATTCGACCGCTCGCGCACACAGCGGGAAAACGCCTCATCGGCAGGCGTGCGCTTGATACCAATACTCATCTGACCCTCCAATCCAGCCCAAAATCCTGCGGGTTGCGCAAACCCAAATGCGCCTCACCCGCCCAAAGCCCGTCCAGCGCCTCGGCGAACTGCGCCACCGTGCAACGGCTGGTGCTGCCCAGCACATTCGGCTCGCCGAGAAACTCCACCTGCTGCTCGTAGGACAATTTCGCCCCCGTCTGCCGCCACACCCACGCCCATTTGGCGTCATCGCGTAGCAACACCGGCACGAAATACTGCAACTTGAGGCGCCCGCCGTGCTTGGCCTCGCCGGTGGCGGCGGAAATATCCGACGCCCACATGTGGAAAACCGCGTTCTGCGCCTTGGAGCGGTTGGTCTTGTAGTCGTCCACCTCGACCGCCAGCGCCTTGCCGTCTTTGAGGCGCTCGCCCATCTCACGTAGCAAATTGCGCCACACCTCATCCTGTCCGCGCAGGACAAACAACCGCTTCATCGCTCCCTCCGCAAAAGCCGCTCGATAAATCTGAAAATCTCGTCAATCTGCGCCGCAGGCTGCTTGCTCTTGCGCAGCATCATCAGCACCTGCCGATCGCGCTTGCGCTCGCATCGCATCTCCAGCGCTCGGCACATTTGCGGGACGATGGCCGGATTGAGCCAGCGGGCGAGGCAGATGTTAAGCACCTGGTCAATGTACCAGGCGTCGTAGCCGTCGCTGATGGGCTTAACCATGACGCACCTCAATAGCCATTGCGCCACCTCGCCAGCCCGGCATCCGGGTACGCCTCATCGCCCTCGGCAAAACGTGGCGTGACCTTGCGCCCCAAAAAGCGCTCCTCGACCCACGCGGTGCGGTACCAGTCGCCATCACGCCACACAAAGCCATACTTTCGGCCGTCGGCGTACTCGACCACCTTGACCCACTCCCGCACGCCGTCGCGCTCTACCAGCACCGCATCCGGCGACGGCTTCAGCACGCCGCTCCGGGCGGGCTTTGGCG